ATGGGATGTAAAGCGCCAACACCACCACCATACAAACCCGGTGACACAGTGAAGAGGCCCGCGCCACCGCCACCTCCGCCGGAAAAATTTAAAACGAAACAAGGGATAATGATGGAAATGCAAACTAACCAAAAAATCACAGCCCAACTGGCCGTTGATATTCTTAATCAAGCGTTATCACTTGACCCGGATTGTCTTACTGCGCTGGTATCACATCGAATAGAGTGTAACGCAACGTTAGCTCATGACTCTGAGGTGATGTGTGGGATATCTAAAGGTAAATACATGACTGGCACGCTTGGTATTATCAACTCACTGGTTAAAGATGGCTTTGTCGCCGCACGATTTACGGATGAAAACAAGCTGGCAGCATTTCAAGTTTGCAAATAGTTAATTGATATTTTTGAACATCATAGCCGCCGAACCGAGCGGCTTTTTTTGTGCCTGAAAAGTAGCGATTCCGACCTTACGCGCCATACGCCACCAGACGCCCGTCACGCCCTCACACCCCATGAACACGCATTGATTCCCAACCCAACAGAACGCAGCACCACGGCCCGCTCAAGATCGATAAATAAGGGTATCAAAACCCTTTGCGCGCAATGCTATCCCCGCCACGCCTGCGCGCTTTGCAGGTCGCTTTTCATGCACTTGCATGAGGTGGTGAGAGCCGCGCCGGGACTGGGGCTAACAGGGAAATTGGAGGGCGGGATCAACATGCAGAATCATGCACTATATGCATGCAGCCCTAAATTTGAATTTAAAAAAAAGAAAAGCCACTGTAATAGCTACAGTGGCCTACAAAAAACAAGGTTTACTTTTCACACTCAAGTATTAAATAAACTAATGGCCGGTCAGTCGTACCATTCTTTTTAGCAACTGAAGCTGTAACCTTATTTTTGGCGATTCTCTTGCACAGAGAATCACATAACACCTTGTTTATATAACCCAACTTTCCAATTTCATGCACAACAGCGATCGCATTTGGATCATGCTCGTTATCTGGTTCAGGAATAAGGCTTACCATATCCCCAACAGAGACACGTTCCAAGTCCAATCCTAATTGATAACGAGTACCTGCAACCTCAAGTAAAAGCTCCGCTTCACCGTTAAGCACATCAGGATCTATCAAAAGACAAAAACCGTCACCCGGCGATTTTGCACCGGTATATCCCAATAGTGCAAAGTCAGAACCTTCAAATGGTGAAGGTAAAAGATGTTGCGCCAAATACTCTTCAAAATCCTTACGTTTGCGCGGAGGTAAGCGCCGAACAAAAGGCTCTAAAACATTATTAGTATGTTCAGCATATTTCATACTGAACGCAGGATGACCCAAAAAACCTTTATCCTTTGCAGCGATAAAGTCTTCTGTATTGAAATGGTAAGTGAACGTATAGCTATCATCAGCCAGCCGGTTCAATTGACCAACAATGTGCCGGGTTCCACCGGTAGTAGGTTGCCAAGTCAGCAACAAGCGACTCGGCTCTATAATTTTATTGATAGTTCGCATATTTAGAATCACTGATAGCCGTTGATGTCTGCGTTCAAGTAGCCGAATAGTCCAGTCAGCTCTCATTTTGGTGAAAGGTTCACCAACTTTTATGTCACATAATTCGCGAATCTGATTCGTCAAAACATCTAGATCGAAGTTCAATCTTTTAACCATGTGAGTGGCATAAGCTTCATCTTTAGCTAAATTTTGTATTGAACTAAGATGATTAAGTCTTATCCTCGTATCTTTGCGGCTCTTCCTTAAATGATGGCAGCCGTTTTGGATGTATTCATCTAATTTTTTCTTCGTCCAACTTTGGACTCGATTCGCAAATCGTTCATGCCCAAGACTGGTGCCATTATCAAAGAATGGTGCAATTATTGCTTTAACTTTGTGAGTAGCATTTTCGCCTTTGGATCCTGGCACAAAGATAAAACCCCAGTTTTCTTGATGTCTATCGGTATTCCCAATCAAAGAGTCCAGCAGCAACATGTCACATAAAGTTTCTGTCCATAAAGGATGCGGGTCTAGAACTCCATTAATACTAAATGCTCTGCATATCAGCCTTAAATCTTCTATATTGTGATGTTGGCCTGAATCATCATCAAAATCGTTTATTAGTACGTGAAAAAATTCTGATGCATGGACAAATAGTTGACGTTCTTTATCGTAAAACCACTCTAATAAAGCACCAAACTCGCTTGTTTCGTTATCCAGTATTCTGACCGCTGGGTAGGCTTTTGGAACCGAGACCCCCAAGCTCTCTCCAACAAGGAATGCTATTGTCTCCATCCAAAATTGGTCAGGATATGCATCCCTTGATAGCTTGAATAAGTAAGGCCAATTAGGCTTAATACCCGAAGGGGGATTAGATGGAGACCAAAGCATTTTCTTGTCCCTAGCGCCGATAGGGAAAATACCATGCTCATCATCCTTACGCCAATCAGTAACATCTATTAGAGGTATACTCATTATATTTTTGATTTATATTGTTTTAAGTGCTTGATATGCCGCACTTACATATGCAGCCTGATATTTAGCGTCATGAAGAGCATGGTGCGCATATTCATTCATCTTAATTGCAGCACGAGCATCAAAGTTTTTTAATTCTTTGGCGAGATCAATAATAGTACGCACGTCTCTATCGTTTCTAAAATCCCAAGGTAAATCAATAGATTGCTTACGGTATGCAGAAGCTAAAATAGCATTATCAAAACTTGAACCGTTCCCCCAAACCTTAACATTTTCATCACCAAACCGTTTGATGAAATCTGAAAATTCAACCAGTATGGCTTTCATACTTAAAGAATCGGGTTCATTAAACACAGAACGCGCTTCATCGCTTTGTTTCATCCACCATTGCAGTGTTGCTGGCTCTGGCTGTCCAAACTCCAAAGCGGAGCTTAAATGTACTACTCTATAAAACTCAGCATGCTGAGTGCCTGACGAAAGATCGAAAAAAATTGCACCTATTGATATCAATGGCGCTTCTGTCGAGACACCCAAGGTTTCAAGATCCAACATTAAATGACTCATTTTTCCAACCCTCACCATAATCTAGACATTATGAGACTTTATAAAGTTCATGCTGACAATAGTATACTAGCTCAACAGATACCTAACACTATAAAGCTCTGAAATCAGTGACATCACCCTCTAGAACTCTTGATTGACACTGAATTTATAAATGTTGAATTCGGAGGTATGAAAAATATCCTACTAGCTCAATACTCTCAGTATAGTCAACGAGTTATTAAATTTTAGTCGCCGAATCAACCTTTAACTTTTGGCTTGTTTGACCTCTACCCTCGCCTTTTTAACAAGTTCAGCAATCCAAACCAAAGCAATCTCACGATCACGGTTTTGACTCTCACTACCAGTGGTAAGCCGCGCTATCAGATCGATTCTTTCGAGTAAGACAATTTCTTCTAATGAATCTGACACCTCATCCCTCCATCACACACCATACTGTGTTTATATACAGTATACTATGCACTTTTTAAAAAAACTTCTATATAAATATATGGTTTTACTTGAGTAAAAAATCTTGGCTTAAAAAGCAGTCTATTGAACAACAAGCCTTTTATGCATCAAATCGGTGAACACAGCGCGTCACTCTACAAATTTAATTAATAGTGTGACGCGTCACAAAGGTTTAATTGCGCTAATTAATAGGCTGTTAATGCCTTTGGTCTGCCAGCAAGCAGCTTCACCCCGCAAACAGCATCCATTTGGATCGCCCGGCAAGGTATCGCCACATTTTCCGCAACGTTGTTTACCCAGCTCGGCCAGTTGCTCTTTTAGTCGCTGGTTATCTTGCCGAATAAGCAGCGCGATATATTCTGGTAAATCATAGGCTGGCCGGAACAGACGCCGGGCGGCCATGCCCTCGGTCAGCATGGCGAACTCTTCCGGCTCAAGTCGGGCGCGAACCTCATTGATACCGGCAGATTTATCACGCTGGCGCTGTGCCTGTTTACGGGCGGTTGCATCGGTTTTAGTCATGGTTTTCCTCTCAGGTAGATTAATCATCGAATTCCGGCCAGTCGGACAGGGCCGGATACTGAATAACAATGTCGCCGAACGTCATTTTTGCCCCACGGGCTAACGACTCCAGCTCCCATGGTTGGACGCTGATATCTTTTAGCAGCAGGTCGTAGCGGATTTTGGGAATGCGCTGGCGTTCTTCACGGGTTAAACGGGCCGATGGCGCTATAAGGCGGCCTTTGGTTGGGTCATAACTGCGTTGCATCTTGCTGATCGTTGGCTGTTTCTCTTTAACGCGGGCCACCATCGCCTTTACGGCGGCAGTGTCCGACCAGTCAATAACGGCACCCGGTGGGTATTCCATCGCCATCACCGGCGTTTTAGCCTGCCCGTTGGGGTCATTTGGCGCTTGGGTATTTCCACCTAACCCACAGTTATTGACAGGACTCCGAGGCGCGCCAGAGGCGCTTTTCAAAGTCAAAGGCTCAACGTCAACGGCACCAGCAACGATGCGCCATTGGGTTGTACGGGTTTCATGAACATGGTCAGCGCCCAAGTGCGGCGCATAAATACCGACGACTTTCTGCACTTCCTCATCGTAGGCGTTCAGCTCATCGGCGATACGCTTGGCTACACGCACAGTCTGATTGCCGCTATTAGTTCCACCCTGCGCAGCGATGTAGGCAGCAAAATCACCCTCATCAGCAGCATGGCGCACAGCTTCCACGGTTTCATCAAACGTCTCAGCCAGACTAATAAAACGGATACGGCGACACTCGCGATAGGCTCCCATGGAGGGAATACCCATCGGGCGAAACTGAGGGATGCGCCACGTTGCCGCCCATGCTGTAACCGCCGCCGCAGAATCGGTTAGCAACTCACCGGTTTCATGGTCGCGTTCACCCTCAAGTGCATAGCCGTCGATATTCTTGGCAATGTATTTAGCGATGTAACCAGCGGCCCCGCCTTTGTTCAGGTGCTTGCACTCAAAGCGGTATTTAGCGGCCCCGCGCTCGTCACTGTCTTCTTTCAACGCATAACGGCGCATTATGTCGATAATCTGTTGGCGCTGGCGGCGCTCACAAAACAGCATAATGTGCCAGTGCGGGGTGCCGTCGTGGTGCGGCTCAACCACCCGCATTCCGTAGACGCTTAATTTATTGTCTTTAAAGGCAGTGCGCATTTTGCTCCAAATATTGCAGAGGTAGCGCTGACCGTCTTTGGGGGAATAGGCTTCATCGTCCCACTTGTGGTTAAGCTGGACTTTCTCGTTATCCCCTTTACCGATAACGCGGGTCGGGTGATATTTTGACGGGGTGGTGACGGTCAGGAACATACCGACGTGCTTCTGTGAAGCTGCATATTTTTCGATACCGGCTATGGTGCTCATTAACTCCATACGGCGAATTTCTGGATTAGAAATACTCGCCATCACCTTATCAATCAGGTCGATGCGCTCACCGGTTTCAATGTTTTCTAACTGGCAGCTTTTGAGATATTCCAGATTAGACTGGCGACGGGCGAACACTTCACGGATGGCCTGCTTACTGGCATAAGAAGATGCTGACTTATCACGGCTGACATTACCGACTGCAATCAATAATGCTTCCCGCCAGCGGGTGCGCTGTGCTTTGAGTTTGCGCTCCCACCACTCCGGGTTAACCAGCCGTGACAGACTGGCGATAGCAGACGTGATATCTAACCGGCCTTTCAGATATTTGCGCCAGTGCATCGGGGTGATATTAAAAGCGCGCACCATTCTGGCAAAATCGCCGTATATCCTTACCTGTGTATCAGTCTGCAATAAAACAGCCCTGTCACCCTGATTAGCCTTAATGCATTCATCACAATGATGGTTGTACGCCACCATTAGCTCATCACCGATTTTGCGGGCAAAGCGGCGCAGCTCTTTATCATGCATACCCGCTAGGCTGGCATAGGTTGGGGCATCAGTGGAAAAGCTCATTGACGCACTGAGGCGCATAACATTCTTGCTATTAACCACCTGAATACGCGGCCAGATACGCTGGTCAAAAACAAACACCAGCCATTTATTAGCGTCGTTTAGCCCTTTATTGACTAACAGGTATTGATAGCGAGAAATAAACTGGCTACGCAGGAAGTGAGGCAGATTATGGATATTGGCTAAAACGGCTTGCCCCTGAATCAGTTGTTCACGGGTAAGCGGTCTTTGAATGCCGGGCAAGGTTTCGCGCGGGTTGCTGCCGGGATAGGCATAAGCAGGAACAGCAGCGCCGCTGCCCGGATAAGGCAACGGCGGAGTTGGGGTAATACGGCCACGGATAGAGATACTCACTCCTCACCTGCACCATGCTCTATAGCCATAATTACAGCCCATTAACTTTTAATGTAAGACACAAAATCACCAAGCCAGCACCGCAAATAGCTGGCAACATGACGTTAAAGAAAATCCAGATACCTAATTTCATTTCTTCACCTTGGATAATGGTGAAGAAAACGCCTCTTGGCACAACTTGCCAATACGGCCTATTTCATTACCCAATGATGCAAAGCTATTAATCTGCGCTTCACCTATATTGCGTTTTATTAATCCCTCAACCAGTTGAGCAATAGTTGGGTAATAAGCAATAGGCTCTAAACGCTCTTGCCCCTCACTTTTACCTTTCTGACTAACTTTCACTTCATTAAGAATAAATTGCAGGCTGTCAGAAGTAACAACGTGTTTTTCGCCGATTTTAATATGCATAATAATTCCTTTATTTAGGTAGTAAGTTAGGAGAGTGAAAGTCTTTAAATCCTTTCTCACATAATTCAGCAAGGCGCTTAGTTTCCTCGACTAGTGCTGAAATAGAATTAATGCCCGAACGATAAATACGATGATGAATTAAATCATTCACCAAACTAACTCTTGTCGGATAGTGAGCAATTACGGCTAACACCCTCTCATTTTCTTTAGTGAATTTAATCTCGTTAAGCACGAGGTTTGGGATGCGACCTAGAGTTTTGGTTGGCTCACACAAAGTAATTGCGTAACGAGCATCAATGACAATTTCATCAATCATCAGTGTTGCGCCTGCGCTTGGTTGAGAATTCCCTCGGCTATTTGATTAAGCAGCTCCGCCGCCTCTACGCCGTTTAACTCTCTATTTAGAATTTGATTAGCAATTTCATCTAGACGAAATGAAACCTGCGCGGCCTGATTCTTTCGTTCATCCATGCGCGCTTCATTGAGCATTAGCTCCATTGATTCAACTGACGCCATTGTGATTGTGCTCTCACTGCCCGGCTTTGCGGGGTCTACGAAAACCCATATATTTTGTGTTGTATTCTGCATAAATAATTCCTATTTTTAGGCAATACGAAACCCGGCGAGTAAAACGCCATATATTGTGGTTGGGGTTAATTAATAATATTCAGAGTGCAATCATCATTACTGACAAATGACGGCAACGAACGAGTAAACTCAATTAAGTAATTCAACGTTTCAACAACAGACTCTCTTTCTGCTGGCGTTAATTCTGAAAACTGCATATTCACATGGCGTTTTTTTAACCCAGCATGAAAACAAATTGTTTTACGCAAATGTGCCGGTGACTTATCAAAAGCCTCCTGAGCAACATTCTTTCCATTACGAAAATGCGTTTCTTTTAATTCAGCAATACGAGCAATACCCGTCATTCTTAATTTTTCAGATTCCGTTAATTGCAACATATAGCCTCCAATTAACGTCCGAATAGACGGCGTAATATTGGCGTCTTCTTTGCAGAGGACAATTCTTGTAAAAGCGCCTTTTGATTACTTCCCGGCTTCCAGCGCTGGCCGTTCTTCAACTCCAGCATACCGTGACCAAAATGACGAAGAGTTACTGGGTTTTGTTTTTTTAGCAATGGAGCTATAGATACGGCCATTATTTTCTCCTTCAGTGACCAAATCAATTTTCTGATGAAGAATCGCGATTAACATTAAGAATTCCTTGGGCTAGACATAGCACCTCTTTTTCTTCCATGAGAGGGTCTAGTCCAAAAAATTTCACTCCGTAGTAAATAAGGCCGACGGGGGCACCTTTATAAGACAAATCTCGTGCGTATACGCTAACGTTGTTATCAAAAACAATATCGGCTCCGGTACTTAATCCAAGCTCACCAAATTCATATTCTGTTGATTCAATATTCTTCTCCTGCGCGTGCGCACATTTCTCGGCGCTACCATTGATTGCTGAGAAAACGGCATTCATGGAAGCATCAACATAAAATGTCTCATCGTTTTCAAAACGTATTAATGAGTAATGTTCAGTTTTTTCCACTCTCTTAATATCTTCTCTGTTAACAATAACGAATGACTTCCCATCTTTTATTTTTATAAATTTTTTCACGCTTACCTCTTTGTTTATTTGAGATTTCAAGCCAATCCAGCCACAGCGCCCAAGCCACCGATAACATCTATAGTTGAGGTCAGAGCTGGATTGGATTGAATTTTATTTTGTACAGTCAAACCGATTAGAGCTAGGTGGCGAATCGCAGTATTGACGGTATCCAGTAGCGATGATTTACGGGAAGCGGTCTTATGATCGCCTTGAACAGCAGCGGCGGCAATCAAGCCCACGGCGGCAGTTGCTTTAAGTGCGTATGTAGAAATGTTATCTGCACAGGCTTCATTGACTGGCACCGATGGCATGCAATTGATTTGCGCCAACATGGCATCGATAAGGCTGGCGTCTTCTGTTGCGTCGGTGATAGCAAGCAATTCAATAACAGTAAGGTGGTGCGGTTGCTCCGGGTTGAGCTTGTTCCGCAACGTTTGCGCATTCATATCCAACTGTTTCGCCAACTGCGTCAGATTGTGGCGCGTTGGAAACTGGCGGGATGCATTGTCAAAGTGCGGATGTTTAGAAACCTGATAATCAAACATTGTTAGCGTCACCCTAAAGATTCAGAATGAATCAAACAGAAAGTGAAATGTTGCATTCAGAAAGGGCTTGTACGGTTAGCTTAGCCATATTGATCTCAACTGCCGCTCTTGGTTTATCGCCTTTTGGCTTAATCGGAAGCCGACCATCTGCAATCATGTCTCGGGCGGTGCCAATGGCCAGACCATGCAAGCGGCAATACTCCGCAAGCGGCAAATATGGTGTAGGGATGACGATTGTAATGTTAGGACGCATAAGGCAAAATTCCTTGTTAGGTTGAGTACGGTAATACTCAGTAATATTCGCAATTTCAAAAAACCGAAGTCAGGTTACTTCTCAAAAAGCGAATGGTCAACTTTTAATTCTCTTTTTGCGAATAGGCAGAGACAACTTCTAATGGCAAAATTCAAGCTGGATATAAATACAGATGGTGCCGCAGTCCTCGATCGCATCATTGCTGCATATGGCTTCAGTTCTAAAATAATGCTGGCTCAGCACTTTGATATTGCAGCTAGTAGCCTATCCTCCCGCTACAAGAGAGGGGGATTCCCAGCAGATTTCGCAGTTATGTGTATGGCTGAAACAGGGGTAACTCTGGAATGGCTAGCGACAGGCGAAGGGAAAATGTTCGACGATAGCCAGACTGATATTTTTAAAATCCGTAAAGAAAAGTTAATTGATGGCAGAGTTTATGAAGCTGGCTACCTTATGTTTGATAAAGCTTTCTTCCTACCCGGGCAACCTCCTTTAAAAGAGCCGCGGGTAGTGCTTGACGGAGAAACCCAATACATAGTGGATTGCATATTTTCTGAAGTATATGACGGTAAATGGCTGGTAGATATTGAGGGGAAAGTCAGCATTCGCGACCTAACGCTCATCCCGATTCGGAGAGTTAGAGTTAGTGGTGTTGGCATGGCGTTTGATTGTGAGCTAGAAGATATAAAGGTGTTAGGCCGCATCGTAATGACTTGCTCTTAAAAAACAAAAAATTCAAGGATTAGGTGCGCAATGGCAAAACTCACTACGAGGCAATGGCATTTTGAAACAGGTGGGGGGGAAGTCCTTGATCGGATCATTGAGGCGTATGGTTTCACATCAAAAATTGACTATTGCAATCATCTAAATATTTCCGGCAGTAGTTTATCTATGCGCTACAAACGCAACCATTTCCCATCAGACTTAGCTATCCGGTGCATAGCTGAGACTGGTGTTAATTTGGAATGGCTTGCCACTGGGACTGGTAAAAAGTTTGATGATGGACGGTTAGATGTTTTCAAAATACCTAAAAAGAAACTGATTGACGGCCAGCTATTTGATGCTAGCTACTTAATTTTTGATAAGGATTTATTCCTGCCATCTCAGCTATCAATGGGAGAGCCGCAAGTAATTCTTGATGGTGAAACTCACTACATAGTGGATTGCATCTTTTCTGAAGTATATGACGGTAAATGGCTGGTCAATATTGAGGGAAAAATCAGCATTCGCGACCTAACTCGCATCCCGATTCGGAGAGTTAGAGTTAGTGGTGTTGGCATGGCGTTTGATTGTGGGCTAGAAGATATAAATATGTTGGGCCGTGTTGTAATGACTTGCTCTTAAAACCAGAAATTTAAAGGATTCAAGTATGATTAATTCTAAAGTCCCTGAATCTAAAGAGTTAGGTGCGCAATGGCAGTAGCAAAACTCGCTACGGGGAAATGGCAAGTACAGTGTTTCCCTAATGGGCGGGATGGGCGACGAATACGAAAACAATTCTCTACTAAAGGGGAAGCGTTAGCGTATGAGCGCCATGTCAAAGATGAAGCCGAACAAAAACCGTGGCTGGGCGAAAAGCAAGACAAACGAACTGTTTCTGATCTAGTTGATACATGGCATAGAGCACATGGCGTCACATTAGAAGATGGTGATAGAAGAAAAGATGCAATGACCTATGCCTATGAGTCTATGGGTAAGCCTTTAGCGACTGAGTTCAACGCCAAGCTGTTTTCTCAGTATAGAGAGAAACGTTTAAGCGGAGAATTGCAGCGTAATACACGAGTAAAAAAAGTTAGTCCACGCACAGTCAATCTTGAACTGGCTTATTTCAGAGCCATGTTTAATGAGTTAATTCGACTGGATGAATGGAAAGCTGAACACCCTTTAAAAAATGTTCGCCCCTACAGAACAGATGAGAGTGAAATGGCGTTTCTTCGGTTAGAAGAAATTGACACCCTCTTGAGAGAATGCGCTAACAGTAGCGCCAGCGATTTATTGACCGTGGTTAAAATCTGCCTTGCAACTGGGGCCAGATGGTCTGAGGCTGAATCATTATCACTATCGCAAATAACAAAAGACCGGATCACATTCATAAAAACCAAAGGCAAGAAAAACAGAACAATCCCGGTTAGTGAAGAATTAATAAAATCCATCCCTAAAAAAGAGTCTGGCGAACCGCTGTTTGTCTCATGCTATTCAGCTTTTAGAACTGCATTGAAACGGGCAAAAATTAATTTACCGGCAGGGCAACTATCCCATGTGTTACGACATACTTTTGCCAGTCATTTCATGATGGCCGGTGGCAACATTTTGGTACTGCAAAGAATACTGGGACATACCGATATAAAGATGACAATGCGTTACTCCCATTTCTCACCAAACCACCTCAGTGAAGCTATAGATTTTAATCCGCTTAATCTGATAGGGATTGGCAGCAAAGTGGCAGCAGAGGAAAGTAACCCTCACTAA